ACTGGAGTTCAGACGTGTGCTCTTCCGATCTGGCTCCCCTACTAGGGGAGCCGTCACGCAAAGCGTGACTAAGAGGTTCACCTCACCCCTGCCCACTCATCCTTGCTGTTCTTTGCCTGTTCCTCCTTTTTTGCCGCGTCCTTCACCCACTGGGCAAAGTTCTTTTCCTCATACATGGCCGTCCCGTCCTCTTTGGTCAGGCTCGTCAGCAGCTTCTCCAGCTTCTCCCGGTCGTGGTCGTTGCCCGCCAGATACTCTTCCTTCACCGCATCGGTGATCTTGCTCTTGATCTGGCTGTCCGCTTTGCCCGCCGTCCGCAGCCGGTCGATCTCGTCCTGTACGTCCTTCCGCTTTCCGGTTTCCAGTGCGTCCGTCAGGTCGGAGTAGGCCGTCCGGTCCTGGTCCCCGGCCAGCAGGCTGTCGGCCTTCTGGTTGATGGCCTCGGTCACAAGGTCAATAACGGCTTCCCGTTTCTCCGCGTCAGCTTTCACACCCTCCCGGATGCCCAGCGTCTCGTACAGTTCCCGGACCAGCCGCTTCGTCACGTCCTGCCGTTCCCGGTCGTTGCCCTCGTTCCGGGCCCTGGCCGCCTGCTCTACTTCCGGGCTGTATTTCTTCAGCCGGTTCTTCAGCTGGCTGGTAATGGTCTTTTCGTCCTTGCCCATGGCTTCCAGCTTCCCCAGCGCTGCCGCCGCTTCCTCGCTGTCTCCGCTCCGGATGGCATTGTACAGCCGGTCATACTGCCCGGTGGCGCTGGCAGGCAGGGAATTCAGGCTCAGCTTCTCGCCGTACTTTCCGCCCGTCACCGCATAGGCTGCATTTCCGCCCCACTTCCATGCCGCTTCCAGCAGCTTTGCCGCATTCCCGGCCGGCAGACCCTTCAGTTCCAGTCCGTCCTCCATCAGGGCAAGCGACGCTTTCCGCAGCTTTTCGTGGTATGCTTCCAGCTCTTCCTCGTCCATCTCGCCGGTGTCGGTGGCCAGCAGCTTGTACAGCCGCATCGCCTCGGTTCCCAGGTCATTGACAGCACTCAGGTTCGGGGCACTGATCACATCATAGTCCCTGCCCCCGGCCACGTTGCCCACAAAGTTGTACAGTTCACTGCCGTACAGGAACGTACCCGCTGCGCTTCCCAGATACAGGTCGGTGTACCGCTCCAGTAAACTCCATGCGGTAATGTCGCCGTTCTCGTCCTGTTCCCGATCCCACCGGTGCAGCAGGAAGTCCGCGCCGATCTTCATGGCCGCAAACACTGCCGTCTGCACGATCTGGCTGGTCACCGCTCGGTTCAGGTTCTTCCCGGCCCGTTTCAGCTCTGCCCGGTTTTCCTCGGTGGGGTCTGCATGGCTGCGCTCCCGCTGGGCATTGTAGGCCATCACCGCATCGGCCAGGATGCCGTAGTTCTGGAACCGCTGGGTCGTGAACATGGTCAAGGTCCTCACCAGTTCGTTGTCGCTGCGCTGGATGCCTGCCCGCTGCATGGTGGTGTAGTTGGGCTGGGTCTCCTCGATCACTCGCTGATAGGTCTTGTTCACAGCTTCCCAGTAGGCATCATTCTGCTCGATCTTGGCTCCCCTATTAGTGGAGCTGTCGCCGGAGGCGGCCGAGAGGTTTTCATCCGTCAGGCCAAACTCTCCCGCGTGGTGTTCCACATACCGCTTGGAACCTTCCCACAGGGCCGCCACCGTGATCTCGTCCACGCCGTTGATCCAGCCCGTCAGCTGCTTGGGGACCTTCTCCATTCCCTTCTCCGCCGCACTCAGGTTCTTCCCGATGCTTTCCAGCTCGCCCCGCTGCGTTCCCCGCAGACGGTATTGCAGCAGTGCATCTCCGTGTTCTGCGATCTCTGCTTCCAGCGCCGCCCGCTGCTTGTGTGAGAAGTTCTTTACAAAGGGAACCACCGCCGCCATGGTGTCCGCACCCAGCACGGCACCGGCGGTCGGCAGGGATGCCGCCTGCGCAATGGCCACGCCCGGGTTCAGCGTCAGGATAGCCCCGGCGTAGTTGCCCCGCAGCTTGCCCAGCGCCGTCATGCTGCTTTTCCGGGTTTTCCGTCCCGGGGTCTGCAGGTCGGTCAGCAGCTCGTCCACATAGTTCACCGCATCGCTGCCCCACTTTTCCTCCAGAATTCCGTTTTTCAGCACCTTCAGTCCATCCTCGGTCTCGATCCGGCTGTTCAGCACCTTCTGCACATCCCGGATGGCCGGGGCCAGGCCTGCGTAGGCTGCCGTGTCCCGTAAGCTCCGCTGCACCACGTTATTGCATTCCTCCAGCAGGATGGGCTGTGGACTTTTCACACGGTTCTTCAAAAAGCCCCGTCCCTCAATGGTCGCATCCAGATGCAGCCCCTCGATCTGGGTCGCCAGTGCTTTTTTGTTCACCGCAATGGGGTAGTAGTTCTTCACCACAGCCCGCTTGTAGCCCAGCAGCTTCATGCTCGTCTCGTTGATCAGGTCGGTGGTGTAGCTCCCAAAGAAGTTCTCCATGCTCCCGATCCACGCCCGGTCGTAGTCGGTCAGGTTCTTTTCAATGGCACTCACAATGGTGTCCGCCATGGGCTTGCCCTCGCTGTCGGTCAGCATCCCGATCCGCACGGTCTGCCCCTTCTGGTAGGCTTCCACAATGTTGCCTTTGTTGTACTCCACTGCATCCGGCACAGTAAAGCCGCCGTTCATCAGGTGCTCCTTGCTGTCGGCGTTCCGCAGGTGCATGTACAGGCTGCACATCTGGGCATGGGTGAGGGGTACGGCCTTGCCCCGGTTGTCCTTCAGGCCAAGATCCACCAGCTTTGCCCCCTTGCCTGCAAACTGTTCCATCTGTTTCAGGTTCTTTTTGCCTGTCACGTTGTCGAACAGGTGGGTTCCCTCCACAAGGATCTCCGTCTGCCGCCGCTGGCCGTCGTTCAGCATGGTGCCCAGCTTCTCCATCTGGCTGTTCTTTGCGTAGCCGCCCAGCATCCGGAACACCCGGGTGCCGCCCAGCATATCCAGATTGTACCTCGTCAGCATCCGCCGGAATTTTCCGTCATTTCCCTTGCTCCGGTTCACTTCCACCGCCGCTTCTCCGGCGATTTTGTCCACCGCCTCGGCCTGCTGCAGGCTCAGGGTCTTGTTTGCCTGCCGGATCACGTGCAGGGTGCTGGTGGTAATGGCTTTCAGCACTCGCAGCTGATTTGCCGTCATGGGCAGATAGGGCTTGTTTTCAACGTCTTTGATCCGGGCTTCCAGACGGCTTCTCAGTTTCCGGACCTTCTGGCTGTCCTCCAGCGCTTCGGCCTCGGCCAACTGCCCGCGCAGCTGGTCCAGCTGTGCCTCCTTGCTGGCGCTCAGGTCAGCCTTCAGGGCATCGATCAGGTTGGCAATGCCGCTCTGTTCCCAGTCATTGCTCATCTCCGTCACCACCGGGTGGTTTGCATCCCCGTATTCGGCCCGGATGCTGTTCGCCAGCGCATCCAGCCGATTCACGGCATTCTGGTTCAGCAATGTCATGTCCGCCAGCTTTGCCACTTCCAGCGCCCGCAGAATCAGCCGGGGCTGCACATATTTGTCCTTTGCAGGCCGCAGCGCCATCTGGTTCAGCTGGGTGGCATTGTTCCGGATGGCCCGTTTCAGCTCGTCCTTCTTCCGGCTCTCCCGGGCCAGCTTTGCACGTCTTTCTGCCAACTCGTTGGCCTTGGCCGCTTTTGCTATCTCGCTCATTGCCCCTTCCTGTACCTTGTCTGCAAAATCATTCCAGAGCTCTTCTGCCTTTCTGTCTCTTTCTTTTTGCAGTTTTTCCCACTGGGCTGCCTTTCTGCGGTTTTCCTCCTCCCAGTCCGCAATTTCCTGATCCTGAACCATCAGCTGACGTTCCGCATAGTCCGCTCTGGCCCTTTCTTTTGCGTATTCATGTGCCAGAAGGTCATTTTCTATGTTCAACTCGTTTTCTCTTTTTGCAAATTCCAACGTGATCTCATCCAGCATCTGCTGCCGTTCCATTTTCAGCCGCTGGCGCTCCGCTCTTAACCTCCGCTCATACTCCTCCCTATTGAAGGTCAGGAACTCGTTCATGTCTCCTACGTTTTTCAGTTCACGCTGTCCCGCTCCCGGGTTTTCTTCCGCATAGCGATTCACAGTCTGATTCCGGCTGTTCTCATACATTCTCCGGTTGAACTCCCGGTTCTGCTCCTTCTGCACCTTCCGCAGGTCCTTCAGGGCCTGCTCCGCATTCTCCTCGCCCACGGCAGCAGCCACAGCCTGACGCTGCCAGCGCTGGAACCCGTCAAAGATGGCCTGTGCATCGGTCATCTCCGGCACGTTCAGGATATCACCCAGCATCCGGTCGGCCAGCTCCACTTTGGCATCCTCGTACTCGGCAGCATCTGCAAAGCGGCTCATCATCCTGGGCTTGATGGCATCGTGCACGTTCATCAGCACATCCAGCCACTCGGTGCTCTCCATGCTGGCCGCGCCGTCCACGCCTGCCGCCTGGGCCGCGCCCCGGAACAAGGCCGCTGCCCCTTCCTTGGTGCCGCCCATGGCCCGGGTGTCGTTGACGATGGCTTCATACACTTCCGCCGGGTTGCCGTCCCGCACACCCTCTGCCTGCCGCAGCTTCACACCGTGCCGCCGGGCCTCCGCCACCGCTTCGCTCCACGTCCCGTACCGCTTCACCAGCTCCGCCTTGGCCGGGCCGTCCTTGTTCACCGTGTAGCTCAGGTCGTGGTATTCCGGGTACTCGTCCCACAGCTCGGTGTTCCGGTAGGTCGCCCCGCTCAGAATCTCATCCGCAATGGTCTCAGACAGCGCGCTGGCCTTGCTCATGCTGGCCCCGTCCGCCGTCATGTACTCCACCAGCGCCCGGGTCTCTCCGGCAATTTTCGTCCGGTCGGCCCTGCTGCCGTTGGCCTTTGTCCACCGCACCGCCAGCCCGTCAATGGAATCCTGGCTGATCCTCACACCGTGGGTCACACCCATCATCTGAGCCAGCGTTTCCATCGCCGCGCTGTTGTCCGCAATGGCCCGGCTTGCCTGCCGCTGGGTGTTCTTCCGCGCGTCCCGTTCCGCCTGTTCGGCTTTGGCCGCCAGCTGGTACCGGAATCGTGCCAGGCTGCTCTCTGCGGGCAGCTCACCGGTCTTGTAATAGTCCCTGATCTCCCGCACAACACGGTCAGCATCAATGCGGCCGCTGTACTCCTTGCTGGCAGCAACCCTGCCGTCGGCGGTGGAAATGTCCAGCGTGAACTTTCTCTGTTCACTGCCCAGGCTTCCCACCATCTCACGGATCTGTTCCAGCTGTGCAGCGGTCGGGGCTTTGTCTTCGGCCAGGTCAACACCCGGAGCTTCCGCCATCACCCGCACATTACCGTCTGCCAGGAACTTGTTCAACGCGTCCGTCCCTTCCGATACTTCCGCCGGGCCGAACACACTCATAATTTCCCGGTGGTCGGTGTCACGGGTCTTATCATTCCGGGCAAAATCCAGCATCTGCCCATCCGGCAGGATGTATCCGGCCCGTTCAAATTCACTCGTCGTGCCAAACCGCTCCACGGCCAGCTGACGGCGATACTTCGCCGCACCGCCTGCTTCCTTTGCTTTGTCATCATAGACAGCCTGCTGTTTCTGCTTCTGTTCATTTCTCTGGGTTTCCAGCTTGGCATGGGCTTCCCGCAGTGCATTATTGACTTCACCGATTCGGTTTTCAAGCTCTGCACCACGCTGGTTAAAGTCCTTCCGCTTTGCAAGGTACGCCTGGTATTCTTCACTGGCCTTAAACTCCTTTGCCTCGGCAGAGAACAAACCCAGAGATTTTCTCTTCGCTTCAATCTCCTTTACTTCGGCGCTGTTCAGCCAGTTTGTTCGCTCTGTTTTCAGGGCGTTTTGCTGGTGTTCCAGTTCCCGACTTTCTTTTTGAAGTACCGCCAATTCATCCACGTTTCCAGCAGAGCCGTCACTCAGCTGGAAACGCACCGATTTCTTCACAGGTTCGCTGTTTCCCTTGCTTTCGGCATTTTCTTGTGCTATACTGTTTTTAGCAGGAAAGCTCGGGCGTTCACCGCCCTCCTCGGTTTTGAGTACCGTGTCAGCGCTTTCCTGATAAATAGAACCCTCCGACCCTCTGCTCCCCGAATCTTCGGATTCCATGTGGGCTTTGCCGGAGGGTTCTATTTTTGTAAACGGCACACCTTCCATCTTGACGTTTTGCCCATGATAGGATATACTACCCATAGAACCATAGCGTTGCAGTTCGCTAGGCATTTGGAAGCCTAGTGTCCTAAGTAACGCTGTGGTTCTTTTTTTGTTTTCAGAGGTATACAGCACTTCGCTGTTCCGCACAAATCTCACAGGGTCGTTATCCTTGGTATAAGCACTGGTCGCCTTCTGCATATCCTGGATCACGATTCGGTTTTCTACTGGCTGAAGATCCAGCACGCACAGTACGGGTCTGCCATCCTGCGCTTTCACGCTTCCAAACAAAACCAGTCTGGTATTCTGTGAACCGGCACGCCCCTTATTCTGGCTGGAAAGCACCAGAATGGGGTCATCCAAAATTTCCGGAATGCGTTTGATCTCGTTCAACGTCATTTCCGGGTGTTGTTCCAGAATCAGGCTGATTTTATCGCCTTTCATGTAGATGTCATTTTCTCGTGCGCCCAGTCCCTGCAAAGCTTCCGCCGTGCTGCCCAGCACAAAGATTTCCCGGCTGTTTCGTCCGTCACGGTTCCACTCGTCAATGTCCTGTGCATAGCTCGGGTTAATGGAATATCTCACGCCCTGTCCTTCCGCCGCGCTCTCTGTCTTGAGGGCAGCGGCGTTTTCTTTTGCACTGCGCAGGTTGTCCATAGCCTGCTGGGCGTGGGCAAAGTATTCGTCCTGCAAAATTTTGCGCTCGTTCTCGGCCAGGCGCTGGGCCTTCAGGGCCGTTCGGTTATCGGGGTCAAGGGTCAGCACTTCCTTGGCCCGGCTGATAATGCCGCCCAGCATCTCCTTCACCCGGTTCATCACGGTGCGGATGGTTCCGGCCCTGCCGCTGTTCTTCTCGGCCTGCCCGCGCTGGAACTCTACCCAGCGCTTGAAATCGGATTCATTGGAGAAGATGCCCCGCCAGGCATCGCCCACCAGCTCCTCGGCAGCTTCCTCATAGGTCAGATTCTGCTGGGCATAGTCGGTCATCTTCTCCCGGATCATCTCGTCCACGGTCTCAAAGCCGCTGCTCCTGGCCAGATACAGCAGGGCATGGTCCTGCAAAGTCTTTGCTCCCTCGCTGTCCAGTGCGTTGTACCAGTGGTAGTCCTCGTGCAGCACCGTGCCGAACGTATCCTGTGTACTGTCCCCAAAGAAGATCCGGGCCGTCTCCGTGTCCACATAGGCCCGCACCCGGCTGTCTGCCTGTCCTGCACCGTTCTGCAGCACGTTTTTCAGAACCGCCGTGGTGCCGGTTGCCGCCGCGTTCAGCTCGATCACCTGGCTGCCAGCGTCGTTCGCGTTGCGCAGGGTTCCCTTGTAGATGGTCTCACCCCTGCCCGTCAGGCTCTGTTCCGTCAGAGTGCCGCCCAGCTGGCTCTTGGCCCACCGGGTCTCTGCCGCATCCCTGCCGTAGGTGTAGGCGATCTCCAGCGCGTTCCGGCCCTTGAGGTTGCCCAGCACATAGTTCACGTTGGCCGCCATGCCGCTGCCGGTGCCCGCCAGCTCCAGCGCCTGGTCAAAGGTCTTCACGTCCTCCATCTGGCCCAGCCGGTACAGGGTGGATGCTGCCGCCGCATAGCGGTCACTGTCCACGCCTTCCGGCTGTTTCCGGCTGATCTCCTGCGCCGCCTTTTCGCCCACCTTCCAGCTCCGCAGCACCTGCTCCGTCCGGGCCTGCTTCTGGCCCTCCGTCCTCGGTGCTTCCATGCCGTAGGTCTCCCGCATCGGGCTGCTGCCGCTGTCCATCCCTTCAAGGGTGCTTTCTTCCACAGGGACCGACTGCATCACAGCCTGCCGGTCAGCTCCATTCTGCGCTGTCAGCTCAACGTTTCCCGTCCTGCCAATGGCCCCCATACTAGGGGGACTGTCAGCGCTTATGCGCTGACTAAGGGGTTCTGCACCGTCCGCTGCTGTTTCCGTGGAGCTTTCCACACCTTCCCCAGCGTTCTCAACCATCGCCTGTCGGTTCGCAGCTGTTTCCGCCGTAGGGCCTGCCGTCTCCCCCGGTTCCCGCGCCAGCTCCTCCCGGCGCTGGTGTTCCTTCAGCGCCTGCTCGTATTCGTCCTGAGCGGCATACCGCTCCACGTTGCCCCGCAGGCTGGAATCTCCCGCGTTCATCCTGGAAAGCCCTGTGCCCACAGCGCCGCCCAGTGCACCGGACGCGCCGCCGGAAAGGCCCGCTTCCAGTGCTGTAAGGAACGTATCCTTGTTGAACAGCGTCTTGGCTGCTTCCTGGTCGCCCATCACAGCGTCAATGGCTTTGTCGGCGTAGGTCTCCACAAAGGCCTGCATAGCATTGTCCGCGCCGCCGGAAATGGCGTTGGCAATGGCCGGGTAGGCTTCCCGGAACGCCTGATTGCCCACCTGTCGGCGCACCCAGTCTGCAATGGTACCGGCCACCGTGTCCTTGGCGTAATCCGAGCCCATGGTCTTGGCAAGGTCGGCCACACCCACACTGTTGATGGCCCATCCTGCGCCAAACTTTGCCGTTGCTTTCAAAATAGCTTTTTCCGGGCTCTCCCCCGCTTCGTCACTGGCAGCCATGCTGTCGCCTGCGCCGTGGGCACTCAGCACCGGCAGCACCAGCGCTGGGTTGATGGCACTCACAATCAGGTTCTCAGCCGCGCTGGAAGTAGCCCCGTGGAAGAACCGCCCCACATTGCTCTCGCCTGCCATAGCGTCCGCAGTCAGGTTTTCTCCGGCCTTGTGGGCATCCCGGCCCCACTCATACAACCCTTTCAGGCGGTTGCTGTCGTCATCCGCCTTGTCGTAGAGCTCACCACTCCGGATTCGTTCGTGGGCTGTCCGGATGAGCTCCGGGTCATATCCTGCCGCTTCCAGCTGTTCGTTGGTGTAACGCCCGCTCTGAACACGCCGGATCATCTGCTCTTCGGCACTGGCCGTCAGGGCCGGGGACAGTGCGCCCGCGTACTGCCCGATCATGCCTTTGATATTTTCCTTGTTTCCCTCCAGATCGCTCTCCACACGCCGTCCGGCCCGTTCGCCAAGGCTCAGGTCATTGTACGCCTTCATGTAAAGCCGGGCCCGGTTGATTTCGTCCTGGGTGTAGCCCATCTTTTTCAAATCGCTGTCCATGTACCTGGTGTTTTCCAGCACCGGCATTATACCCATGCCGCCCGTGTCCGCTGCCAAGTAGTCCACGCCCGCCGGAAGGTCTGCTGCGCTTACAGCCCCGCGTGGCAGCGTGGGCTCTGTCACCAGCCTCGCCAGCTCCCGGTTTCGCTCGGAAGCATCCTTCCAGTTGTTCACCGTGCTGTAAACGTCCATTCGGATACCGTTGTTCCGCTGTTCCCGCAGCTTCTGCACGGTGCTGGCATTCTGCTCCATCTTCTCCGCCGGGCTCACTGTCACCTTCTGCCGGTTCAGCTCGTCGCTCCGGCTGTCCATGGCATCCGCAAAGCCCAGGTTGTTCCTTGTCCGGTAATCCTCCAGCGCCGTGGAATACAGGTCATTGCCCTCAGCCGAAGCCGTCCCCTTGGCTCCCCTACCAGGGGAGCTGGCGCGGAGCGCCTGAGAGGTTCCCGCCCCGTCCGCGCCAGCGGACTGAGAGGGCGTGCTGGTACGCAGTGCCCGAACCCGTTCTGCCGTCCACTTGCCGCTTTCCTCATCCTTTTTTGCCGTTTCAGAGGGGTTGCTTTCCCGCAAAGCCCGAACCTTCTCCGCTGTCCATGCCATTATTCCACACCTGCCTTTTCCAATGCGTCCGAGATTTCTTTGTCACTGTATCCGTTCTGGCTCATAATGTTTGCAATTGCCCAGGCGCTGTAACCACGCTTTGCATACCTCTGGGCCAGAAGTGTGCCGGTGTCACTGCTCTGGGTGCTACCGCCGCTCACCGGGTATCCGTTTGCCGCAAGGATATCATCGTACCAGCTGGTGTCTCCGCCTTTGGCTGCCACCGCATCCCGGTCTTTCTTCAGGTTTCGGATTTCGCTGCTGCGCCAACTGCTCCCGCCCGAACTCCGGCCGGAGCTGCCGGAACCGCCGCCGGACAGGGCCTTTGTAAAACTCTGCTTTCGTGCATAGTCATTGAATGCCCAATCTGCCACATCGTCACGGGTAGCAATGGAATTCGGATCCATGCCCAGAATGTTCAGAATCGTCTGTGCGCCCTTCTGGTCACCGTTTGCCGTCATGCCGGATGCACTCTGGATCCATTTGAGCTTATCCTCCCACGTCATCTGCTTTCCGTTGTAGCTGTCCAGCAGCGTCGGATCCATTCCGGCATCCTGCATCATTGCCTTCGCCAGATCAATCCCCCCGGCATCAGCGAGATTCATTGCCACCTGTGCCGTTTGCTGCCGTGCCGCCTGCTTCTGCAGCGCCAGCTGCTCTTCCTGATAGGTGTACCCCTTGTACCCATCGTAGGCCGTCAGGGCCGCCGAGCCGATGTTCTTTACCGTGTTCCAGAGGTTGTTCCAGTAGTTGTCGTTCTCGTTTCGGGCCTGTTCACTCTGGTTGGCAAGGAAATTCTGCCACGCCGTGTAGTTGGCAAAGTTGCTGCCGTAGGCACTGCGGTCCAGCGCCTCGGTGTTGGCCATGCCGGAAAGGGCACTCAGCAGGTCGTTCTGCTGGTTCTGGTATTCGCTCAGTGCCTGGCCTCTCAGGCCGGGTACCGCATTGTCAATGCCGCTCAGCGCCTGCTGCTGGCCCTGCTTTGCCACGCTGTCGGCGTAGCTGCTGCCATACCCGCCCGCCAGCATCGCCGCGTTGGCCTGGGCGTTCTCCGCGCTGGCGGCAGCATTGGCCTGGGCCTGGGCGCGGTACTGCTGGTAGGCTTTGCTGCCGGTGTCCCAGTCGAACCCGCTGCCGATCTGCCCGGTCAGGCTGTCCATTGCGTCCTTGTTCCGGCTCACATAGTCCGCCGGGCGGTTGGCATTCCATTCCCGCTCTTCCTGTTCCGCCTGGTTCTTTCTCCGTAAGGTATCAAATAACATTTTGTCGTCCTTTCTTTTCGTTGACAAATATTATTCTGTGTGTTATATTGTCTTTGAGGAGTTGATGATGTGAAAAACTATTCTTCCCGCGAGGTCATCAAAGCATTAAAGGCCGATGGCTGGTACGAAGTGAACTGTGTCGGCAGTCACCATCAGTTCAAACATCCCACAAAGCCGGGCCGTGTGACCGTAAAAGACCCCGATAAAGATATTCCCAGGCCAACACTGAATCGTATCGAACAGCAGTCTGGCCTGAAATTCAGATGATTTATAGGAGGTATCACGATGAAAAAGAATCTTCCTGACCGCTATTTCTATCCTGCCGTGTTCATTTATGAGGATGGGCAGGAGATCGCCGTGGATTTTCCCGATCTGGGTGTTGCCACCAGCGGCACCGATGAAGAGGATGCCCTTCTCTCCGCCCGTGAGCTTCTGGGCTGCGTGATGTGCGGCCTGGAAGAGGATGGCGAACCGATTCCTGCCCCGTCCGCCCTCTCTTCCATCTCTCCCAAAGAGAATGAACGTGTGGTTCTGGTAGATGCCTATATGCCGTCCATCCGCCTTGCCAGCGTAAACAAATCTGTCAGCCGCACAGTCACCCTGCCCGCCTGGCTCAATGCCGCCGCCCTTGAGCGGAACGTCAACTTCAGTCAGGTTCTTCAGGATGCCTTAAAGAATCAGCTGCATCTCGCGTAACCGTTTCTTCTTTCCAGTCTTCGCCGTGCAAACGGCGGAGGCTTTTTTGTTCTCCTTTTTTTCTGCCACACACCGGTCTTCAGATCACGGCAAACGCTTTCAGCACCCACGGCAGCAGCCGTGCGCCGACCTGCAAAGCGTTCCCCCAGAAGTTGGTGTTGTTCGCATCCTTCTGCTGGGCCGCTGCCACCGCGTTGGCATATTCGGTGTGAGCACTGTTCAGCTGACCATAGTAATTGTTCAGGCGGGTGTTGTAAGCATCCTGCGCCAGCTTTTCCTGCTGCTGCAAAGAGCTCAGCCGGTTGCCCAGATCACTCTTCTTGGTGGCATACTCGTTGTAAGCCTGGCTGTATAAGCTGTCTGCCACGTCCGAAAGCCCGTTCATGGTGCTCTGGTAGGCCGTCTGCCCGCTGGAAGTGCCCCAGCTGTTGCCGTAGCCGCCGCTGCGGGCCGAAGCGTTGGCGGCAGCGTTCTCGCTGGCCAGCTCCGCGCCCCGGGTGTACTGGTTCTTGTACTGCTGGTAAGCCGCGTCCTTTGTGTAATCGTAGGAAAAGCCATCCCGGTTCATCTTGTCCAGCTGGCTCTGCGTGTCGCTGATCTGGCTGTCATACTGGCCCGTCGTGTCCTCCGGCTGCTGTCCCTTCCAGTAATCCAGATTGTTCTTTGCCGTGGTCACCCGGTCGTTGCTCTGGGCGTACTGGTAGTCGTTCTTTCTGGTTCCAAACACGCCGGTGCCCGCATTCTTTTCGCTGTTGCCGGTAATGCCGTCATACACATCCCCTACCATCAGCCCCACATTGTGGCCCGGGATCAGGTACTCCCACCATTCTCCTCTTGCCATTTCAAAATCTCCCTTCTGTTCGTCTCACGGTCAGGCCGTCCTTCGTTCAACCTCTCCGTCAATGCTTACACATTGCCACCTCCCCTAGTAGGGGAGGCTTTGGCAGTCCTCGCAAAGTTTCCGGTTTCGCCAGGGGCTCCCCTACTAGGGGAGCTGTCGAGCGGAGCGAGACTGAGAGGTTGTACAGAGCAGCCGCTCCCCCTGAGAGGTTTACTCCACCTTCAGCCCCATGGCCACCAGCTTGTCCCGCATGGTGTCGCTGAAGTTCGTCTCGTCCAGGTTCTGCATCATGTATATCATCTGGTCCCGCAGCTGCATCAGGTAGTTGTTGATGCTTCTCCTGTCCTCCGGGGCCATGTTGTCACTCAGTTTCGGCATGGCGATCTCGCCAAGCCTCGTAATATCTGCCATATTTATTCCTCATTTCCTGGCTCCCCTACTAGGGGAGCTCCGCAAGGCGCTGGCGCAGCCAGACCGCAGCGGTGAGAGGTTTCTTCTTCTCCCGCTGCTGCTTCCGCTCTCCCTATCGTTTCGGCTCCCCTCCGGCCACCCGGTTGCCCCGGCTCTCTGCCATACTGAACGCAATGCTCCGCACCGCGATCTGCCCGGTGCCCTTGATCCGCAGCCGCATGGTGTCGTGCCGCTCCGGCACAAAGGGCAGGTTGACCCGGGTGTATTTGTTCAGAACGGCTGCCTGGCCCAGCGTCTCCCAGGCCCCGCCCTCATAGCTGGCCTGCAGCTCCACAACGCTGTACGTCAGGGCATCCACCCGCAGAAACACCCGGTTGATGTACTTGTCCGCTGGGACGTTCAACCCAATGTCGCCGCTCACAGCCTCAAAGCCCACCTTCTGTTCCAGATTCGCCTTTGCCGTGTCGGTGTCCCGGTCGGCCTCCCGTTCCGGTTCGGTGGCCCACAGGTTTACGCCGTCCCACTGGTAGAGCTGCCGCCCTGTGGAGCACATCGCCCAGCCGGAAGCATTCTCTTCCGCCGCCGTGTCCTCCTCGTGCCAGAGCCGCCGTTCGGTGTCGTAGACCAGCAGCCGGGTCTCGTTCCGGCCCGGCACCCGCAGATGCAGGTAATACCGGGTGTCCAGCACACCGCCCACCGCCCCGCGCACGTTCATCAGCCAGGTGTTGTCCAGTCCACCGCTGATCTTCACCGGCAGGCTGTCGTCCCAGGCCATCACGCCGTCAGGGGAAAGGTAGTACAGCACCTCTGCCAGCACGCACATGCTCTTGCTGGCCTGCTTGGCCACGCCCCGGCACTGCACGCTCACCAGCTGATAGTCCGCCGGGCGGCTGCCGTAGAGCTTGTGCAGGCAATTCTCCTTGAAGAACAGCACATAGCCCATACAGGTGGCCGCACCGGTAAAGGGGCCGTCACTGCCCACGTTCACGGCGTAACTGTCCGAAGCAATGCCCCGGTAGCTGTACCAGTTGGTGGGGTCGCCCAGCTTGCAGCTGTAGATCACATTCTCCTCGCTGTTGCAGCCCCATACCCGGTTGGCGTTCTCGGTCACATATTCCAGCCGGGGCACCCGCCGCCGTGCGGTAATGGTGGTGCCGCCCGCTGTGGCGCTCTCGCTGCCGTTCATGCTCTTCCAGGTGGTACCGCCCGCCGTCACGGTAAAGCTGCCGTAATAGCGTGCGCTCTCGGTCTTTGGGCTGCCGGTCAGCACAATGCTGTCCCCGTCCATCTGCTCAATGGTCACCTCGCCGTTCACGCCCTCGGCCAGATACTCTTCCACCAGCCCGGGCACCTGCTCCACCGTGATGGTATCCCCCTTCTTGAAGCCCGCAGCGGCCAGCCCGGGCAGGGTCATCTTCACGCTGTTCAAAAGGATCTCCGCCCACTTGCCGCTCTTGGCATCGTACTGTTCCAGCACGTTCACATAAGCCCACTTGCTGGAAGAAGAGTTCTGTTTCAGAAACAGCGTCCCGTCCGCCGGGCCGGAAGGTTCCGTGGTGCCCACGCTGCTCACGGTGTAGGTCTTGCCGCCCGCGTCGCAGGGGGCAATGGTCACCGTGCCGGTCTGGCTCCATGCGGCGCTCAGGGCTTCCAGCTTTCCGGTGGCCGTGTCAAAGCTCTTGGCATCCGGCCAGATCAGGATCTTTGCGCCCATGCCGATCATGATCTTCTCGCTGTCCGTCACGGCGTTTTCCAGCACGATCTCCCCGCCCGCAGCCGCGGTGGCCACGTCGTCCTCGCTGTCCTCGGTGTAGCGCAGGGTGGTGCCCTCGCACAGCAGCAGGCCGTTCAGGTGATACATCCCGTTGCAGCGGCCCATGGCCCGCATGGTGCGCCGGGGTGTCCGGGTCTGCAGTGCGGGGTATCCCCGGCTGGAAAAGTTCTTCATCTCGGTAAATTCTGCCTCGGCGCAGGCATAGCTTTCATTCAGGCCGCCAAAGGCCGTCTGGATGCTCCTCCCCGTCGAGATGCTGTATAAACTCGGCAGTGCCATCTCAGTACCTCCACTTCGTGGCCATCCTGGGCAGGTAGGTGTGCCTGCACCAGGCTGCAAACTCCTGCTGGTTCTCGTTGGCCAGCTGCATCTCGTTGGCATAGCGGTCGGTCTCGCCCAGGGCCGCGTCCATCTGGGCCGCCAGATAGTGGGCATAGTAGCTGTCGTAGGGCTCCGGCAGCAGCAGCTCCGCGTCCTGCCGCAAAAGTTCCTGCTCCCGGTCGTATAAGATGTCCGCACCCACGGCATCAAAATCGGTGGTGTCGCTCTTGTCCACCACGCTCTTTCTCAACCCCGCATCCGCCTGCCGCAGCCATAAAATCTTCAGCTCGCGGTCAAACCCGTTGTTGGGCCGCAGCTTGTCGGCCGTTTCGATTGCTTTACCAACAGTCATATTTACACCTTTCCTCTATAGCAAGGCCATCCCGTCCCCGGGATATTGGGCCTTATTCGTCCAGTACTCTCATCACCGGTCTGCCAAGGGCTCTCCTACTAGGGGAGCTGTCGCCGAAGGCGACTGAGAGGTTTAACAAATAACCCCCGGCACAGCGTGTGCCGCCGGGCCGGGGGGATACATCTAAGCAGGGCTCCCCCTTCGGGGGAGCTGTAAGCAGCTCCGGCCATGCCGGACTGCGCACTGAGAGGGTTAAACTTACGCCTTATTCGCCAGCTCTTCCATGCGGGCAGCGGTCTGGTCGTCCTGTTCCTGGCTGTGGCGGATGACCTCCGCCACCTCCGGGGGCACCTCAATGTTCTTGCCGCGCTGCAGCTGGTAGTTCACACCGTTCACGCTCACGAACAGGTCTCCCTTGTACTTCCCGCCGTCCGAAAACAGCCGGATCGTCTCAGTCTTTTTCTTTTCTTCTTCCATATCCATCAACCTTTCCCGTAACTTATTTCAAATCGGCGCAGAGCAAAAATGCGGTTAAGAGATCTTCGCGTGTATGCGCGAATCTCCAGCATTTTTGCTTGGAGCCTTCTTCTTCGGGGTCACTAGGGGCGAGCAGCCCCTAGTTCGTGCCTCCCGCGCTTCGAAAGTAGCGGGTGCTTTTCTGGTTCTCTTTTGGCACGCAAAAGAGAACAGCCCTTTTAGTTTGCCTCAGCCGTTGCACTGTACCGTGCGCTGCAGCTCTCAATGCGCACCATGTACTGCTCCACCAGGCGCTCAGCGGTCTTGTGTGCCTTCCAGCCCACAGACGCACGCTGGTTCAGGGGGTCATCACCGTAGCCCAGCTGCTTCACGATATGCTCCAGGCCGCCGCCCTCGATCTCGGTGGAACCGTAGGCGTGGGCACCCAGGATCAGGGTGCTGAACACGGCCAGACCCGCCGGGCAGCCAGTGCCCTTCCAGATCTTTGCCTCGATGGTCTCCACAAAGCGCACACCGTGCAGCGTGCCGATCTCGCCGTTGTAGATCTCGTCCGGCTGGGCGTACTTGTGCACATCGATCCAGTCCGGGTCGCGGCGCAGGTCATAGGCCACATAAGGGTGGATGATGCCCACAAAGCTGGTGCCGATGGGGTCAGCGTTCATGGCCTTCAGCTGGGTGGCCGCACGGGCGATCAGGTCGCTGGTCAGCTGGCAGGTCGCGTCCAGGGTAGCGCGGCTGGTCACAGCGGTCTCCGCGCCGCCCTCGCCGATCTTGGGCGCATAGATCACGTTGGTGCCGCCCGCCAGCACATCACGCACGATGGTGTCCAGGGTGCGGCCCGCCTGGCTGGCAATGATCTTGGTTGCCTGCAGGATGTTGTTGTCAATGGCGGTCAGCTGCAGCGTGTCGGTAATGGGCACCCAGCCGCCGTACTGCCTGACTTCAGCGGTAACGGTGGAAACGTTCATGGTCTGGCCGTCCGGGGTCACACCCTCGGTCAGCGGAGTGGTGGCCTTGGGCAGGCTGTCATACTTGCGGAACTCAATGTTCTTGCCGCCGTTGGCCGGAATGGGATACGGGTCGCCGAACTGGTCATGCACCAGGGCAGGCTCTGCCTGGTCGATCAGGCGCTTCTCGTAAAAGGTTTTCATCTCGGCACTCATGCCGGATGCGCCGGTGGTGTTCTGGTTCTGGGTGCTGGCCGTTGCAAACATCTGCAGATCCAGCTTCATGGTCTTGTCTTTCATAGCTTCCTCCTGTTAATTTATATTTCCTCTAAGCAGAGCTATCGGGTTGCGGCTGCAAGCAACTGCGTTGTCAGACGCATTGCGCGCTGAGAGGGTTACAACGTGATCACTTCACCCCGCATGACCCGCTTCTCCATCTCTTCCATTTCCTTGCGGCTCATGTGGGATACGTCGATCTTGGTCTGCACAGCGCCGCCGGGGCGGGTGCCATTCTCGCCGGGCCGGGCGTTGCGCTGCTGCATCCGGTTCACCACGCCCTGCTCCACCTGCCGGGCCGTGGCGGCCTGCTGCTGTTTCAGGATGTGATCAAAGTAGGCGCTGCGGTAGGCGTTTGTCATAGAAACGCCCGACCGCATCATCTTTTCCACCTCCGGGTTCGCCAGCACCTCAGCCATGTTGAAGTCGGGATACTGGGCTTTCAGCTGCTCCGCTTCCCGGTCCCATCCGGCCTGCAGCTCGGCAATGCGGGCCTGCTGGACACGCTGACGCTCCATCTGCTGGATCATCTGCTGCTGTTCGGTCAGGTGCTTGTTCTGGCTTTCCAGCTTGTCCAGCTCCCGGGCCGTCCTGGTGGAAACGCCCTTCTCCATGGCCAGCTTCTCGTAGTAGGCATCGTCCTTCACCGCGCCGTTCCGCACAGCCTCGGTCAGGTCGGCATACTCTCCGCGCAGCAACTCACCAAAGGCTTTCCGCCGCTCCTCCGGGCTCTTGGTCTTGCCTTCGCCCTTCTCCTCGCCGTCCTTGCCCTCGGCTTCGTTCTGGTTCTCCGCCGCTTCCTCGTCCAGCTCAGACTTTTCCTCACTGCCAAGGGCTCCCCCCTCGGGGGAGCTGGCGGCGCTCTGCGCCGACTGAGAGGGTGAGCCCTCTTCCCGGCTGCTCCGCTTCAGCACCCCGCTCCGCCGGGCCAGCCGCTCTTCTGCCGGCCGCAGGGCAGGCTCCTGCACTGCCGGGGCCGCATCCGCAGCACTGGCGGCAGCAGCGGTAGCGCCGCCGTCACCGCAGCCCTCAGCAAACAGCTGAAGGTTTACCATTTTCTCCTGGCCGTCCTTGCTTTTGTCCTCATAGTGGATGTTTGCCGGATATCTCTCCGCCAGCAGGGCAAGACCCGTCTTTGCAAACTCCATTGCTGTCAGGTCTGTCGGGAATATGCTGCCGGTCAGCTTCACCGAAACACGGGGCCCGGTCGGCTCATTGTAGGCACAGCACTCGGCCTCGTCACAGTCAGCCAGCACATACACCAGCGTCTCCATCAGCATGGATGCACCCGCGCACACGATGTCCTGCCCTCTGGGCGCATAGCCTGCATGGCCGAAAACTTCCAGCCTGCGCACCCGTGCACCAGTGGGCTGGTCGAACTCTACATACTCTGCATGGATCATTCTATCGCTCCTTCCAAAATTTCCTCTAAGCAGGGCTCTCGGGTTGCGGCTCCCAGCATCCACTTCGCACAAAGTATTGTGCTTGTGTCTTGCTGGCCGCGGCCCCAACAACTCCTCCCTGTTTCCGCCACTGGCGGCGGTCGTCGCCGTTGCTCTTCGGGGGAGCTGCAAGCAACTGCGTCGTCAGACGCATTGCGCGCTGAGAGGGTCATTTATTCGGATTATTCACGTTCATGGCCCGCCGTGCCGCTTGGGTGGCCAGGCTGTTGCCTCCGCCGCCCACCACAGCCCCCAGGCCGTTGGTCGCCGTCTTTGCGGTGGTCTGTCCGCCGCTGCCGCCGCCCGTGGTTCCGGCCGCCTGTGCAGCGGCCCCGGCCATGGCGCTCATGTTGGTGCCGTTCTGCTGGTCAATGATGGCGCTCAGCTTCTGCAGCTGCTCCATGGCCTGCTGCAGCTGGGTGTACAGGGTACCGTTCTGCTGCACCCGTTCCCGCACCTTTTCGATGCCCTCAAAGTCCATCATGTCCAGCACCGCCAGCGCCGCGTCAGCGTTGGCCGGGGCAAACAGCCCCATCTGGTAGCACTCCTTTGCTGTCTCGTTCTGGGAAAGGCGGCTGAAGGTGCTCTTCTTGGCAGCCGATACCGTGATGTCGAACACCGGCTCGTGGCTGCCCAGCTCCACCCCGCCGATCATACCAACCGGCTGGGGCTGCAGCATTGCCCCGGAGAACCGCACATACTCCGGCTGGCCGCTGTCGCCGGTAATGCGGTAGACCCGGCTCTCGTCGTAGAACTGCCGCATCAGGTCGATGATGAAATAGCACTCCTTTGCAAAGGCCCGGTAAGCGCTTTTCAGCATGTCCCGGGAGAGCTTCGAGCCCGCCTCCTGCAGGGCCGCAATGGCAGAAGCCGCGGTCAGGCCGCTGGTGGTGCCGCCCTGGGAAACATCCCGGTTGCCGCTGATTTCCTTCATCTCCGCCACTCTCGCGTCCCGGTAGGTGATCAGGTTGCCCGCCAGCCCCGCTGTCTGTAAGGGCCGCAGGGTCTCGTCCGTCACCCGCCCTGCCGCGTGGACGATGTCCTTGCCAAAATCGGCCAGCTCCTTCTCGTTGATGCCCGCACCGTCCTGGATGATGTATCGCGCCTTGGCCGAAAGCTTCACGTTCTCGTCCATGGCCGCGTTCATCTCGTCAATGGCGGTCTGGGTGTCCTTCATCACGTCGATGTACCCAAAGCCCGCCGGGCTGTCCTCTTCCACAAACAGGGTATCGAACACAAAGGGGTACTTGCCGTGGTCGTAGAATCCCCGGTCAGCAAGGGCCGGGTCGTTCTCGCTGGCGTAGAGCACCACGCCGTTGCAGAACTTGCAGTAGTGCAGCAGAGGCGGGCCGTCCTCCCGGGCCTTTTTGTAGTACCAGTCCACCACCACGCTCTTGTCCGAGGTGTCAATGCTCTGGTCGTGGATGTACTTTGCCACTTCCAGCGTGCTGCCGGTGTGGCCTTCCAGCTGGGGGTACTGGGCCTTCAGCTGTTCGTTGTCGGCCACCGCCAGGCTGAACAGGTGGGGGCTGTCCTGGATGTCCATCACGCCGGGCTCCCAGTACATCATCAGCAGATCCATGCTCTTGATGGAGATGTCTCCCACGCCGTTCCGTAACCCCGGGTCCCAGAAGATGCCCTTCACGCCGGTGCCCTGCTTGAGCTTGCGCCACCAGGTGTCGCTGTACACCTGCTCGTATTCTGCCTGTTCCAGCAGCACCGGCAGGATCTTGGAAAGCGCCTTGGCGGTCTGCTCGTCGTCCGCTGCCCGGGGCAGCACGTTGGGTTCCGGGTAGTTGTCCATGGCATCCGCGTGCTTGTTGGCAATGCTGTTGAACAGCCACCCGCTGGAAGGTTTGGGCTTGCCCTCCATCATCTCGTTTTTGTAGTTGGCCCAGTGCTGCATCCGGAACCACAGCTCGTTGTCCACGATCCGCTTGTCCAGCGCCGCCTTGCCGGTCTTGTATCTCTGTAACAGCGCCGTGGCCTTCGCCACCTGCTCTGTGCCGATCACATCGGTCATACTCTAAAAAACCTCGCTTTCTTCCCCAGCTCCAGCGGGTCACCCGGCATGGGCTGCACCGGCTCTGTCCGGGGCGGGCTGAGGGGATTCTCCATCAGCACATACCGGCACTCGTCGTAGATGTGATCCTCCTGGTCGGTGTCAATGTCCTCCACGTTACTCTCGCTGTACACCAGGTTCGGGATGGTGCGGATAAAGTGCTTGCAGGTGTTGAACACCTGCAGCATGGGCCGCCCGTCCGCCTGGAACGCCAGCCGGTAGTGGAACTGCATCTTGCCCGCCAGCCGGGTGTGGTCGCCGGGAGCCCAATGGAGAAAGTTCGGGCTCTTTTCCTGCATGGCAGCAATGCTCTCGCCCTGGCTCTCGTTGAAGATGGCCGGGTCGGCCACGCCCAGAATGGTGCGGCCCCGGAGCATGGGGTCGTTCTCTTCTGCTTCCCGAATCATCCTCGCCTGCTTCACAGGGTCAGCTTTGATGCCCTCGTTGGGGGTCCCGGTGCAGCCGTACAGCTCCCGGATGCGGTAAAGCCTGCCCTCTTCGTCCGCCGCATACCACCCCACGGAAAAGGGCTTCGAGTAGCCGAAATCGTACCCCCGCCAGATCTTCCAGTGTCCCGGGATGCGGAACGGGCGGATCACATGTGTCCACCGCTGGTCGTCGTAGTGGGCCGGGTCGTTCTTCCACTCGGTGAACACCTGCCCGGTAAAGCTGTCCCAGTCGCCGTAGAGCAGGGCTTTCTTCTCCGCTTCCGGCAGCGCAGCCAGCGTGCCCAGGTATCCCGGGTCATTTTCCAGCAGGGCCGCGTTGTCAAACACGGTGCTGGGGATAAAGATGCGGGTCCGCCGCTGCATGATCTCCCGTCCGTCCGGGGCCCTGGCCTTTACCATCTGCACCATCCGGGTGCCGGGCGGGGCCGGGCTGACGAACCTTGCCTTCACCCATCCGTGGCCGATGCCGCCGGGGTTGGCCGTGGCCCGGGTGTAGACCCGGGTATCGGGGCCGTTGGGTCGGTTTCGGCTCAGCAGGTAGCTGTACTCTTCCCAGGTGAAATGGGTCAGCTCGTCAAAGCCGATAAAGTCATAGGCCTGGCCCTGATAGTTGTACTTGTCCTGGGCGTGGTTCAGGCTGCCAAAATAGATCTTTGCCCCGCTGGGGAAGGTCCAGCAGTGTGTGCTGCTGTTGTACCGGGCTTTTGGGAAAACCGGCTTGTAATACCGCATGGTCTTGTCAATGAGCTCCCGCAGCTGGGGAAACGTCTTTCGGATGATGAGCCCCCGGTAGTGTGGGATCTCCACCTGCCGCAGAGCCTCGATCACCAGCGCGTCGCTCTTTCCGCCGCCTGCGGCCCCGCCATACAGCACTTCGTTCTCGGTGCGCTGCATGAACCGTGCCTGGGCGGGCTGTGGTGACCAGATCACCGGTCTGCCGTCACGCATCCTCTGTGCCGCCATCCACTTCCACCTCCTGCTGGCCGTCCGTCTCACTGGCTGCCGCGATCTCCACCATCGGCGGGCCGCTCACGCTGTCGGCGCTCTCCGCCGGGGCCATGGCAGCAGCCTTTTCGGCCACTTCCATCAGCACCTTGGCCACACCGGCCGCATTCTTGTCGCTCATCACCCGGCCCTCGTACCGCTCCAGTTCGGCGTTCAGCCGCCTGCGTTCCGTGTCATCCAGCTGCCTGTCGTAGCTGCCCGGGCTGGCATACACCACAAGGCCGGTCTCGGTGGCATCCGCCAGCTCCTCCGGGTCGTCCTTCAGCAGGGTGCCCACGGCAAAGTCCCGGGCCCGGGTGTCCTCGTCCAAACGCCGGTGCAGCCTCTCCGTGATCTGCGCCGCCCGCTGGCTCTCAGCGGCCCGGCCCTGCAAAAAGGTCACCTGTGCCCGCACACCCAGGCTTGCCCGGATGGCGATCTCCCGCGCGGCTTCCTGCCGGGCCTTTGCAAAGGCATCACTGCGGCCTGCCTCCTCGCTTATCCAGCTGCGGATGGTGCTCTCCGGCACGCCGTACTTCTTCGCCACGGCGCAGATGGAGTTGGAGCCCAGCATGGCCATTACCACTTCTGCCCGGAACGCCGCCGGGTATTTCTTTCCCCGTTGCCGCCCGGCCACCGTGTTCTTGCAGTACGCCCGCTTCTTCGCCAACTCTCTCACCTGCCTTTGCAAATAGCCTACCACGTCTCGCCCGCTCAAAATACCCCGGACATTTGCCCGCCGGGCAGCAGCCCTGCATCCGCTGCACACACTGCCACGGTGCTCAGGGCTTCCAGCTCTTTGGTGTAGTAGGTCGTCCGCCCCACATACAGCCGGGCGATCACCTTTTCCTCGGGCAGACCTTGCAGATAGCGCAGCCGCAGCAGCTGGGCGCATACCGGGTCATTGCGGTCGTACCAGGCCAGCACCGCCCCGATCACCTGCGCCCAGGCAGCACAAACAGACCCCTCGCCATATCGGCGCAGAGCCTGCCGGGTCGCTTTCTTCTGCTCTTTTGTCACCGCTCCACCCTCTTTTCGCATGGGTATAACGCGCAAAATACCGGTGTTTTATCTGTCAGGTGCGAGGTTTCGCAAGGCTCTGTCCCCTGCCTCCGCGCAGTGCGTTTCCATCGTACAGCTTCCACGTCCGTCTGCACTCACTCAGCCGGATAGTTTCCCCTGCGGGGAACGCCCGCTGCGCGGGCACAAGCATCCGGCTTCACTCGCTCCGACTACGCATGGACCCCGCAAGCGGGGCCCGAACTTTCGCAAAGGCATGTCCCACCTTCTGCTTCACCATCACCACATAGCACCGCAGGTCATCCGCATCCCAGCCCTCTTTCTCGCATCCGGGGCTCTCCGGTTCCGGTACCACGCAGCGCACGAATTTCCAGCCCGGGTATTTCTGCTCCCACCAGTAGGCACTGTCCTTGCAGTCCGTGCAGCCTTTGCGTAGCTGCTTCCGGCTCCATCTGGTGTCATTGGGTACCAGCTCCACCGGCTGGATCAGGCTTCTGCTCTCGTACCAGCGCAGCTGCCCGTGCTTCTCGAAGTAGGTGATCAGGTCATCCAGCCGGTTCTGCAGGTTCAGCCGATCAGCGTTAGCTGTACCCAAAAGCTCATAGCTGCCGTCCGGTTGGCGCGCGGACCATTTGTCCTCAAGCAGCTGCCGAAAGTCTGCATTCTGTCGCATGGTCAGCCCTGGGCACTCGATCAGCAGGTGATGGTGGTAGCGTTCGCTTTTTCGTCCGCAGCCGGTCAGCCCCATGTATCGCAGGGCAAAGCCCGGACCAAAGGCAGCTAAAATTGCCGTTTTTAGTCGGCGTATGTAGTTCCGCAGATCTTTTTCGGCTTGTTCCATGCTTTCCGGCAGGTATTCTTCCGCATAGGTCAGGGTCAGGTAGAACCCCAGCACCGTGAAATTGGCGTTTGCTTTCTGCACCCTCCGCCGGTGGGCGTGCTGGGCATTCCGCCGCTTCTGCCGTTCACTGCTGGGCCTGCACTTCTTCCTGCGCTTGGCCTGGTGTTCCTCCGGGGTAATGGCATACAGGTCTACCTCCATGTAACTCTCCCCACACAGGGTTCTCTTCTCTCTGGTGTAGGTATTCCGCATCCCGGTGCCCTCCTGCTGGCTTTCACTTTCTGCTGATATTCTCTTTCCCGTGACCCCACCGTCACAGAAATAACGGGTATACTAGCTCCCCAAAGAGGGCCCTTCCCCCTCTTTCTTTATAAAAGTATTATGAAACGTAACGGATACGGTGGACGTGTCAGGTCCATCGTATCCGTTGCTCTTCATAATAGATTAAGGTGTTTAAGGCGTGGCGGGCTTTCCTTTTTCCGCCCAGTATCCGTAGGTCAGTTCCGGCTTTCCAATTTTCCGGGCCTTCTCGTTGTAGATCATCAGGTCATGCACGTCATAGGCCAGGGCGCTGGGGTCGATCACGCCGCCAATGTGCTTGCGCTTCACCTTTGCTGGCTGATCCGGCAGCTTCATGGGGTGCCGGATCCGTTTCTGGCACAGCTCCATCTCCATCCGCGTAACGCCGCCGGGCTTGTACACGCCGCCCCGCTTGCGGTAGCACTCGTGCACCGTGCCCTCGCTGCCAAACAATCCCTTGTCCTTCAGCTCTGCCGCCGTGCCCTTGCCCAGCAGGGTGCCGTCCGCACCGTAGCAGCTGTACACCCGCACCATCCGGGTCTCGGCCCGCTCGTCCGCGCTCAGGCCCTCTGCCCGGGCCCTCTCCACCCGGTCGTCCTTGGTGCTCTTCCGCTCCATCTTCCACCGGTAGCTCTTCGGGCTGGGGTTCTTACATTTTTCCAGATTATTCCAAACACTGCTCAGCTTGTTCACATCGGGAAAATATCCCTGCTCCACCAGCTCCACGCTGGTGCCCTTGGCCACCACCTCGCCGGTGTCCCAGTCCATCAGGGTGTATACCCATCTGCATCCACTCTGCATCTTATCGTCCTCCTTGATCCTTGGCTCCCATATCAGGGGAGCTCTGCAAGGCGCTGGCATAGCCAGACCGCAGCGGTGATAGGTTGCTTCCGGTAGTCGCTGCCATGGCATCCGCACATTTCTGCCGAACACTCTCTTCGTTCAGCACATTCAGGCTCTGGCGGCAGGCCCTTGGGGATCGCCTCCGCCCGCAGCCGCCTGGCCTTCTCCGTCTGGGGCATCCCGTTCTTGTCCGGCTGCATCACCACAGCCAGGCTCTGGCTGCCCAGCAGCTCCTTCCGTCTGGTGATCCGGTCAAGCCGGGTGCGGCCCAGCCCCCACAGCTCATGTAAGGCGATCTGCCCGCACCAGCAGGTCAGCTGCACCACGCTGTCCTGGGTCAGGTCCATCTCCGCCGAAAGGCTCATCTTTGTTTTCATGGTAACTTCTCCGTTCTTCATATTCCCCGCACGCCCGGTTCCGGCCCCCACAGCTCAGGCACCGGCTCCGGGTGATCTCAAACACATGTACACACTGGGTCTTATCCATAAAGTTTCTCTCCCGCAGAACTTCGTTCGTCCAGTTCAAACTTGATGCCCTGCCAAAGGCTCCCCTATTAGGGGAGCTGTCGCCGCAGGCGACTGAGAGGTTCTGCTTCCGGTGAGAGGTTGTCACCATGTTCTCCGGCACTTTGTGGATCTTCTGCGGCTCCTTCCGCTGCTCTTCCACCAGGCCCAGCCCGGCCAGCGCCAGGGCTGCACAGCCCAGCACGATGGCCAGCAGCGTGTAGCCCAGCATTGCCCAGCCGTTGGCCGCGTTCTCAATGGCCCCGCCGCAGCCTACGGCAGCCAGTCCCAGCACAATGGCACCGGCGCTCAGCACGCTGCCCGTGATCTTCTTTTTCATTTGCAAATCCTCCAACTCTGTGTTAAACTTCTGGTGATGTGTTGTCAAACCATCACCCTGGTTGGCTCGTCGGTGTTCCCGCACCGGCGGGCCTTTTTCTTCTTTCTTCCTTCCAGCGTTCATAATCCTCCCGGACTTCCGGCCGCTGGAACTCCCGTTGCACCGCGTCAAAAACGATCTGCGCTACGTTCTGCCGCTCATACTGTGGTATCGTCCGCACGTCCAGCGTAGGTATTCCGCAGCCTGTCAGCTCTGCTCTCCGTCTCTTCATCTTCTCTTCTCCGGCTCACAGCCACTCGGCGCAGATGGTCTCCACCACAGGCTTTGCAAAGCCGATCAGCTCATCGCCGCGCTTTGCGGCCACAATCGCCGAGCCCACCAGCTCTGCCGCCGTCATCTCACTGGCGCGCTGGTTCGTCAGGGGGCGCTCCTTCATCAGCCCTTCCTCGTTCACCAGCAGCAGAATACCGTCCACGTCCTTCTCCCGCGCCCACTCGGCGCTCAGCATGGCGGGCACCGGCTCGATCGGCCCGCCCACCAGCTTCTGCAGGGTCTCCAGCTTCATGCTGTCACCATCATCACACTTCATGTTGAATGCCCGGTTCTTCGCCGGGATCACGATCATATAACGGTCCATAACTCGTTGCTCCTTTCATGTGTTCTTGTCCGGTTCTCCCCCTGGTGGTACAATCCAACCAGAAAGGATGTGTTTTACATGACATTCGTTGAAAGACTTACCCTTATTTCCTCACTTGCTGCTCTCGTTTCTGCCCTTGCTGCGCTTTTCACTGCAATTGCTCAGGTGATCATAGCTAAAGCTACAAATTTATCTGCCTACAAGCTGGAATCCGAAAAAATGTTCTTCCATGCTCAGGTAGAAGCCTACGAATCTTTCTTTGAAGCCGCTCAATCCTCTATGAGCCGCTCTCCAGATGCCGACGCTGGCAGGCTTACTGCCTGCTGCGCCCGTGCCATTTTGTTTTCCAGCCGGGATACCTGTGCAAAATTAAGCGGTTTTTCTTCGCAGTTGATGGAATTTCAATCAAATCCGACACCTGAATCACAAAAAGCATTCAATGCTTCTGCCTATGAAGCGTTTGAAGCCATGCGTCAGGAACTCTTACAGATGCACCACCCACTCGTAGAGCGCAAGCACCGCACATAAGTAGCTCAGCATAATGGAAAAAAGAATGTAGCCCTGAATCTCGCCGCCCAACCATCGCTTCGCGATCCATACTGTCGCTAAATCAATTAGCCATGCAGCAATCACCAGCTGCACACTCACCTCTTCACCCCCTTTCCTCCCCCTGCTCCCCGCCGGGGCTTTTTCATGTGCTCTTCTTTGGGTCGGTCAGAACCTGCTCTATTGTTTCTCTGAGCTGTTCCGCAACCTGTTCCTTGAATGCTTCTCGTTCTCCCAGTGGGACCGCATCTGCTCCATACCAGCAGGCCAACAGGCGATTTACTTCTGTCGCCATGGCAACGTATTCTTCGTTTGCCCTACTCATGTGCTCTTGTTTGCCCAGCTCCTTCATGCTAAACTTTCCACAGGAAGGAGGTGAATTTCATTATGTCGATCTGCAAAATCAGTTTCCGGATCCAGTGTCCCCTTGATCCGTTCGGAACCATCCCGCCGCAGGAATAGATCGGAAGAGCGTCGTGTAGGGAAAGAGT